TTGCGTTGGGTGAATACCCACCAAAGAGACGCATCGCCGTATAAGTCAAAGGCAAGTAAGTCAGGACGATTTGTGTATTGTGCTTCTATAGTATATAGAAAGTCATCAGGTTCTGCACTGACCGCTCTGATAGACAACGGCTCAAGATAATTTTGAGTAACTGATGTGTTATACCACGGACTTGTATTAGTATATATTGCCATTTTAAATATATCCGAAACCACTACTTAAATATCCGCCGGTTACAAATCTATCTAAACTAAATTTGCGTGAACTTGAACGGCTGTACATTGGTACTAGTGTAATTACAAATTGACTTTTTGTTGGAACGTGTGCTTGTCCGCCGCTGGTTGTTCCACCAACGCCAAATGCTCCTAACAATCCTGCTACTTGGCCGATACCCCCTGCAATGTTACTTATTGCTCCGAGAGCTGAGAAGCCGGGAATAGCGGCTCCTAACGTATCTGCTAGTCCGCCAATGCTGTCTGTTATTCCTTGTACATCGCCTGCGGCACTGCCAACAACATCACATGCAATATAATCAACATCATTAGGCAATGTACAACTAAAACTTTGAATAGCTACTGGTACATTCTTAAAAACATAATTGCCGTATCCGTTTAAAAATACAATAGGCGGAGGATTGCCGGCTTTCATATCAGATCCGCTGAACATTTTGGACACTGACCGTAAATAGTGTACACATGCAATCCAATACAGTGCCTGTGCGGGATCTTCAACAGCCATTGGTGCAGTAATTTCAATTGTGCCAGGGTCACTATTCTTAAATGCCTGGAATGGATAATTTGAATGTGTTGGGGATTCACCTGAATATTTTGCGCCAGACTTGATAGATATCTGGGGAGTGTATGGGAATATTAAACCGCCAGCATCTTTTAATGGTGTTAACACAGGACTGCGTTTAAAACTAGTCCAATTAGGGATACTTAATCTGACACGCCAATCGTTTGCATTTGATTCACCACCAAAACTTGAAAATGCACTGTCAAGGTCGCCAAGAACTTCGCCGCCAGCGGGCAAATTCATACTTCGAATAGCACTACCAATATTACTAACAGCACCAATTGCGGAAATTGCGCCACCTAGTTTGTTAGCTACATTTCTAGCCTGTGAAGCCGTGCTAAACGACGAGTTAGACGGTACTGCTTTTGATGTGATACCTTGCCCTTTTGTGAATGCCATAATGTTCCCCTTTGGCTAATATTTAGTTGACTTTTTAATGTACGTAGTTTATAATATAACATCCGGAGAACGATTAATGACATTGATACCAAGAGCACCAAAAGTTAATTACCTAAACAACAAGGATATGTTGTTAGAAATACATAGAAGTAAGGCGTCATATTGTAGTTTTACCAACCCAGAATATCACCAATACGATATTATTCTACCCAGTTTGGATAAAATTAATATTAGAACTATTGCAGAAGCAAAACGGAATAAAGCTAAACGATTAGGTGATCAAGATTATGCCAAACGGAAAGCGTCTGGCGAAAAAGTTAAGATGGCTGATTGCGAAGTTGACTATAAAAAGATTACCAAGCAAGAGCTAGTATTTAGAATTATGAGCTTTGACCATATTCCACTTAACAGTACACGCAAGAAAAATCCTAAAAGCCTTGCTGATCATAGAGATAAAGTTAACTTTCCACCATTCCAACACTTTAAATTTAACGATGTAGATGTAATTGAATGTGTTGGTAAGAGTCATTGGAAGGGAGACTTGGAAAAGGGCTACTTTGATAAAGACGCTGGTTGTATTACTCCCACTCTTGCCCGTATGATGATTAAACTCTGTGAGCGGTATGCTACACGGGGTAACGTTCGCGGCTATACCTATAATGATGAGATGAAGGGGCAAGCTATCCTACAGCTAACGCAGATCGGACTACAGTTTGACGAGAGCAAATCAGATAATCCGTTTGCTTATTTTACTGCGGCAGTTACTAATAGTTTTGTTCGAGTTATCAACATTGAAAAACGCAATCAAAACATTCGAGATGACATTCTAGAAATGAATGGCATGAACCCAAGCTACAGTAGAACCGGGCAAGGCGAACACGAAGCCGCTTTAAAACGCCATGCAGAGGACACAACAAATGAACCAACCAATGACGCACCAACTGTTTAAGAAAGTTGCCTGTTTCACCGACATACACTTTGGATTAAAATCTAATAGTTCAACGCACAACCAAGACTGCGAAGATTTTGTAGATTGGTACATTGCCAAAGCCAAAGAAGAGGGCTGTGATGTTGGGATTTTTATGGGTGACTGGCATCATAATCGTAATAGTCTTAACATCACTACCATGGACTATTCACTTCGCGCACTAGAAAAACTAGGTAAAGCATTTGATAAGTTTTATTTCTTTCCTGGCAATCACGATCTTTATTATAAAGACAAGCGAGATATACATTCTGTAGAGTTTGGCAAGTACATTCCCGGGATTACTATTGTTCACGAACCTACTACCATTGGTAATGTTACCATGTGCCCGTGGTTAGTTGGAGATGAATGGCGTTCAATAGGTAAAAAGGGTGGCAAGTATATCTTTGGACACTTTGAATTGCCCAGCTTCTTTATGAACGCCATGGTACAGATGCCAGATCACGGTGAAATTCAACTAGATAGTTTTGAAAGTTACGAACTAGGATTCAGCGGACACTTTCACAAACGTCAGCAACAAAAGAACATGATCTATATTGGTAATGCTTTCCCGCACAACTATGCTGACACGTGGGATGATGACCGTGGAATGATGATATTAGAGTGGGATGGTAAACCTAAATATCACACGTGGCCAGATCAACCAACATTTAGAACCATAACACTGAGTCGATTAATCGACGAAGCTGACACACTGATACTGCCAAAACAACATTTACGTGTTACTTTAGATATTGATATTACTTACGAAGAGGCAAGTTTTATTAAAGAAAAGTTTATGTCAGATTATAGTATCCGTGAACTTACTTTAATTACAGAAAAAAAGAATGTTGAGATTAATACTGATATTGATATTCAAGCATTTGAAAGCGTAGATCAAATTGTGTCCAGTCAGCTTGTAAACATTGAAAGCGACACGTATAATAAGAACACGCTACTATCAATATACCATAGCCTATGACCTTAAAAATAAAAGAACTTACTGTTAAAAACTTTATGAGTGTTGGGAATCAAACCCAAGCAGTCAACTTTGCACAACAAAATTTAACCCTTGTACTGGGCGAAAACTTAGATATGGGCGGAGATGACAGCGGAAGCCGTAACGGCACTGGTAAAACAACCATTGTTAATGCGTTGAGCTTTGCTTTGTTTGGTACTGCACTTACAAATATTAAGAAAGATAATCTAATCAACAAGATTAACAACAAAAACATGCTAGTCACCCTGGCTTTTAATAAAGACGGCACTGACTATCGCATTGAACGAGGGCGCAAGCCAACGTTAATGAAGTTTTATGTCAACGATGTTGAGCAAGATGGTGAAGAAAGTGATGACGCACAGGGCGACATGCGTGAAACTCAAAAGGACTTAGATGAGTTGTTGGGCATGAGTCACGACATGTTCAAGCATATTGTTGCTCTAAACACTTACACAGAACCGTTCTTAAGTATGCGGGCGGCAGATCAACGTGCAATTATCGAACAGCTTCTTGGTATTACTATACTTTCTGAGAAAGCGGATACTCTTAAAGAACTAATCCGTGAAACTAAAGACACTATTGTACAAGCAAGTGCTGATATTGAAGCTACTAAGAAGTCAAACGATAAGATACAATTAAGTATTGACAGCTTACTGACAAGACAAACTGTTTGGAATACTCAACACGATACTGATCTAGAAAAGATCGGTCGAGCTATTATTGAATTAGAAAGTGTAGACATTGATACTGAACTAGTGAAGCATGCCGCACTTAAAATTTATGAAGAGCAAGCCGCTAAACTAAAGAGTTTGAACAAGGAGCGGGCTACGTTAGATAGCGCGATAGCGCAAGCGGAGAGAAGCGTAAAAAAGTACGATGACGAGCTTGCTAAGTTGAAAGACAAAAAGTGTCACGCTTGCGAACAAGAACTACATGATCACAAACATGAAGAAATGTCCAACAGTGCGGTACAGCATCTGGGCGAAGCAATGAAATACTTTGATAAAGTCTCTGCTGACCTTGCTAAGATTGTTAAAGAGATTAGTGGCATTGGCGATATTAATGGACGTCCTAATACATATTACGATAGTATTGAACAGGCTCTTAAACATCAGAACAATCTTAAAACTCTTGAAACTCAATTAACTGTTAGAGCCGGAGAAGTTGACCCATATCAAGAACAAATTGACGAGTTAACCAGCACTGCCTTGCAAGAAATCACGTGGGATCACGTTAACGAACTTAATAATTTAAAAGAGCATCAAGAGTTTTTACTTAAACTGCTGACCAGTAAGGACAGTTTTATCCGTAAAAAGATCATTGACCAGAACTTGGCTTATCTTAATAACAGATTAACCTACTATCTTGATCGGATGGGATTACCACATACTGTGCAATTTCAAAACGATCTTAATGTTGAGATCACACAGTTAGGACAAGATCTAGACTTTGACAACCTGTCACGTGGCGAACGTAATAGGCTTATACTTGGCTTGTCATGGGCATTCCGTGATGTGTGGGAAAGTCTGTATCAGAACATCAACTTGTTGTTTGTTGACGAGTTAATTGACAACGGGCTTGATGCGTCAGGTGTTGAATCAGCACTGGCTGTGCTTAAAAAGATGGCACGTGAGCGACAGAAAAATATTTTCCTAATCAGCCACAAAGATGAACTCATTGGTCGTGTTAATAATGTACTAAAAGTTATTAAAGAAAACGGATTCACTAGTTACGCAAATGATTTGGAGATCACTGAGTAATGCATCAGGACGAAGAGTTACATGCACAACTGTTGACCAAGTTCAGAGAATACTTTGAAGCTAATCAGCAGTGGGTCAACGAAGGCACCAAAGCTTCGGGCATACGCTTGCGTCAAAAATTAAGTGAGATTAGAAAAATTTGTAGTGCTCGCAGAGTTGCTGTCCGTGAGTGGGGCATTGAAAAAGAAGCACAGCTATTAGCTCGTAAGGAACGGCGTAAGAATAATGACTAGCAAGCAGACAATTATTGCTGATGTACTCTACACCAACGGTGACTCGTGGGTTCACGGTAGTGAACTTGTTGATCCTACATCAGATGTTACTGATCAATTTGCTGTGGTGCATGAGGATTATAGAAAAGCACATTACTTTCCTCGATTACTAGCCAATGCATTAGGATTAGAATTAGTAGACGGATCGATGGCAGGTGCTGGCAACGACTACATCAGTCGTACAACTCTTAGAGATATTACAAGATTAAAAATGGAGGGGCAAAAGCCGTTTGTATTGTTATCTTGGAGTCAATTGCAACGATTTGAACTCCCGGACCAACACGGAGATTTTTATCGGCCCTATGTCAGTACAGATGAAGCGCACCTTCCTCGGGCAGTTGTAGAGATATGGGCTAAACACTCTTCGGACAAATCTGATCTAGTACGATGGTTGCATCAACTTATTATGATGGATTCGTTTCTAAAAGTTAACGGTGTTCCGTATTTTGGAACTAGTGTATTTCCTAATCCGTATACAACATTAGAATCGTTTATTGAAATTAAGGACTTTGAAGAATATGCACACCACTGACTGTTAATGTAGACCTAACACGTCATATGCTAAATTTTAGTTTGAAATCTATTTTATTACAATACAACACAGTAGCCTACGGGCCCGGTGGGCATCCGTTGGCAGAAGGCCACGAATTACTAGCAAAATATCTACAGGCACAAATTGAAACTCGATACACAATCAAAACTATACAGGCACCGAGGTAACCAATGATAACTACTTCATGTCATGGACTTATCAAAATGAAATCATTGAAACACTTCCCGAAGAATGTGTTGGTTTCGTATATCTGATAACAAATGTCATCTCTGGACGCAAATATATAGGCAAAAAATTAGCCAAGTTCGCTAAGACTACTTACAAAGTGGTTAAACTTAAGAACGGAACTAAGAAAAAAAAGAAAATACGGTCAAAAATTGATTCAGATTGGCGAGATTATTATGGCTCGAATCTAGAATTAAACGTGGACGTATTGAAATTAGGCAAAGAAAACTTCACTCGAGAAATCCTATATTACTGCACAAGCAAGGCGCAATGCTCTTACATCGAGGCCAGAGAACAATTCACACGCAAAGTTCTAGAATCAAAAGACTATTACAACGGCCAGATTAGTGTCCGTGTACATGGTTCACATATACTCAAAGGCTAATAATTCAGGCTGTTTAATCGCCAAATAAGCCCGCACAGGCGTTGACATTGTGCCCTGAATCCGTTCTGATGTGTGACGGTAAGGAGTATCTGCTTGGCGACAGACCAGTAAACTACTACCCGCAAGGATGAGGATGGGATATGCCTATAACCCGTTTAGTTTATGCAAACCGATTAAAAAGGCTAAAAGAGGGAGAAATACCCACGGCTTGATGTGTGTTAGCGTACATGTTAGGACCCGCCGTTGTATAAAGACTCAGCTCGAGGTACCGGACAACCGCCTCTGTAACGCTGTAACGCTAGTGTGACATGTTCAACTCAGATAATGTTAACATTTTTGCCCGCCAGGGCAAAGTGTGACTGAACAATCTAGATAATATTTAAAGTGCTTCGCACTTAACAGTTCTTAATAAGTAAAGAAGAAAACAATATGCTTGAGCGCAAGCGAAAAGCAGATGAACTTTAGTTCATCTTAATACAGTAGATAAATATCTAACTGCGAGACAATATATGAAAGTAACTGAAATTATTACTGAAAGCCGAGTTCTGAATGAACAAGTAAGCATGTACCTAAGCTACTTAGCCCGAGCCTTGGAACGAGGTGGCCCTAGTGTATATGCCGGTGTTGATGATGCATTGTTATGGATTAGCAAACAACTGGTTAGTAAAGAAGCATCAGTTGCTGCCGCTGAGTTAGGTGAGGCTTGGGCAAAAACAGCAATAAAAATGGGGACTAAAGTTGATGATGCAATCTTGATAGGCGAGAAACAAGCTGTCAACGCAAGGATTCCTCAACCAGTTATCGATGCGGCCAAAAAACAAGCCGCTAAA